TTTACCATTGACTAAATGAGTTTGGGGGTGTAAAAGCCCCCATTCTTTTAAAAAGGAAATCACAATGCCACAGATAGGTTCAGATAATAACCCAGTATACTTTAGAAAAACTTTTGCAGGTAAAGGTAGTACTTTCCGTAAGAATATGGATATTGCTAAGTACAAGGAAAACTTTGATAAGATTTTTAAGAAGTCTTCTGAACCTGATAGTGAGATTGAATCAGCCCGTGCTAAGAGTAAAACTTTTTCAATGGAGCAAGATTGATATGATGATGATGATGATGGAAGAGATGACAACAGTAGTAGAAGCAGAAAAAGTTCCAGACGGTATTAAAAAGTATTCTTCTATTAAAGAGCTTGAGAATTGTTTCCATAACTCGCGTGAAAAGCAAGAACATAAGTTTGCTTGTGATCAACGAATGAAGAACTATGGCTAATAATTATCTTTCTTTAACTAATGAGCTGATAAGGGAACTCAATGAAGTTCCTTTAACAGCTTCTTCTTTTACAAATGCTAAAGGAATTCAGCAGCATATAAAAGATTCTGTTAATAAAGCTTACTTGGATATTGTTTTAGAAGAACCTAAATGGCCTTTCTTATCTGTAGCCATTAGTGGTGTTACTAATCCTATGTACGGTAATGTAGTTATAGATGCTGTAGTAGGACAACGCTGGTATCTTATTAAAGAAGATAGTGCAAACATTACAACAGACTATGGTGATGTGGACTGGGAAAATTTCTTGTTAACCACTGTAGGTGTGGCAGGAGAAACAGCTCCTTATGTTGCAGATAACCTACGCTTCACAACTATTGAAGAGTGGAAAGATTACTTTAGGCTCCAGCAAAATTTAGATGAGGCTGATACTGCAAACTATGGAGTACCTAACCGTATAATTAGGAGCATGGATGGCCGTAGCTTTGGCCTAAGCCCTATCCCAGATAAGGCCTATAAGATATGGTTCTTTGCTTTTGTAGCCCCTACAGAGCTTGTAGAGTACTCTGATAACATTATATTCCCTGATGTCTTTAAAACAGTGTTGCTTGCTCGCGCACGTTATTATATTCATCAGTTTAAAGAAAACCCACAGGCAGCTTCTTTTGCTTTAGATGATTACAAACATGGTATTAAACTTATGAAACTGCGGCTGATGTCTCCGGCTCCTGATTATTTTAAAGATGACAGAGTGAGATTTGTTTAATGTCACAACCTTTTGGTGTCTCCTGTAAAGGCGGTTTAAATACTAATCTTAATCAACTAGAGATGCTGGCGCAGCCGGGCCTTGCTACGGTTTTAAGAAACTTTGAAGTAGATCCTGATGGAGGCTATCGCAGGGTTAATGGCTTTACACCTTATGGGACTACGCGCCCTGCTGGTGATACACCTATTCTAGGCGTTTATCCGTATGGTTTAGGAGTTGTTGTATGTGCTAGTACTAATGTTTATTACACTGATAATGGCACCACATGGATACAGGTTAATAAAAATACAGGGCATAATGGTGTAATAGAATCAGTATTATTAGGCACTGCTGTTTTACCACGCGTTAATCAAGGTCAAGCACAGTTCTCTTTAATGTCTGCGCCTACTGGACATAGTGCAACTATTTACGGATCTTTAACAATAGCTACAGGGCCAAATAAAATGGCTCACTTTCATATTAATGGTACAGGTGCAACAAGAACATTTCATTACGAAGAGATATCAACGCCAGCAGCTGGTAAATATGTTGAACTTCAGAGCCGTCACCTATGTGCAGTAGATTCTACAAATGAACCATCCACTGTTTATTATAGCAGGATAAATGATGATAGAGATTTTACAGGTGTAGGATCTGGTGCTGTTGTTATTAATGATAGGATTGTAGGTATTAAAAGTTTTCGAGACTCTCTATATGTCTTTTGTAAAAATACTATCCACCGTATAGATAATATTAATGATGATGCAAATATAAGAGTTGTTCAAGTTACAAATAACGTAGGTTGTCTAAGTGGCTACAGTATTCAAGAAGTAGGTGGTGATTTAGTCTTTTTAGCACCTGACGGGATTCGTACTATTGCAGGTACAGACAGGATCTCTGACGTAGAGTTAAGTTCAGTAAGCCGCCAGATACAGAGCGTTATTAGTGATCTAGCTAACTCTATTGATTTCTATACTATCTCAAGTACTGTCTTAAGAAAGAAGTCACAGTACAGGTTGTTTTATAGCGGTGCTGCTGAAAGCACTTTAAACTCTAAAGGGATTATAGGAACCTTAACTCCTAATGGCTTTGAGTGGTCTGAAACTTTAGGCATACAGGCTAAGGGTTTAACATCTGCTTATGATTCAGCTCGTGTTGAATATACTTATCATGGTGATAAAAATGGTTACATTTATATTCATGATACAGGTAATTCTTTTAATGGTTCAAATATTAATGCAATTTACCAAACACCTAACTATGATTTCGGGGATATAGGAACTCGAAAGACTTTAAAATATGCTCGTATTTCTTTTAGCCCTGAAGGTTTAGCACAACCTTCTTTAAGGGTTCGCTATGATTACGAAGACCCCGAAGTAATTCAACCAGATAATTATACCTTAGATTCGATACCAGCACCTGCTACGTTTGGCGTGGCTGTGTTTGGTGCTGCTACCTTTGGAGCTACTAATGATCCAATGGTTAGGCAAGTAATAGAAGGTAGTGGCAATACATGTAGCTTTAAAATCACAAGTGATGATCAATCATCCCCATACTCTATCAATGGCTTTTACATTGATTATGTACCATCAGGTAGGAGATAACAAAACATGGCACAGACATATACGCGGCAAAGTACCTTAACTGATGGGGATACTATCACAGCCTCTCTTTTTAATAATGAATACAATCAAATTGTAAATGCTTTTGCCTATTCTTCAACTGATGCGGCTACAACAGGTCACAGGCACGATGGGTCTTCTGCTCAAGGTGGTAATATTCCTATCATCGGTGATCTTAATTTCTTTAATAAGATTGTAGTAGATGGAACTAATAACCATTGGGGAATCTTTGTAGAGGTTGCTGGAGGTCCTGTAGAACAAGTACGTATTCAGGATGGCGCTATAGTTCCTGTAACAAATAATGATATTGATCTAGGTACTGGTGCCCTTCAGTTTAAAGATATCTTTATTGATGGCACTGCAAATATTGATAGCTTGGTACTTTCTAGCGGCTCAACAGTCACTGCTATTCTGGATGAAGATAATCTTGTTTCTGATAGCGCAACAGCTTTAGCAACTCAACAATCTATTAAAGCTTATGTAGATGCACAAGTAACTGCTCAAGATTTAGATATCGTTGGAGATACTGGAACAGATGCTATTGATTTAGATTCTGAAACTCTTACGTTTACTGGTGGCACAGGTATTACAAGTGTAGTGACTGCTGGAACTGTAACACATAATATTGATAGCACTGTAGCTACTTTAACAGGTACACAGACTTTAACGAACAAGACTATTACTAGTCCTGATATTGATGGCGGTACAATAGATAATGCTATAATTGGTGGAACTACAGCAGCCGCAGGGTCCTTTACAAACATTACAGTCAGTGGAACTGTTGATGGCCGGGATGTTGCTACAGATGGTACAAAACTAGATGGCATCGAAGCCTTAGCAGACGTTACAGACACAACAAATGTTACAGCCGCTGGAGCCTTAATGGACAGCGAGTTGACAAATATTGCAGCTGTTAAAGCTCTTAATCAAGGCGTAGCTACTACAGATAGTCCAAGCTTTGCAAGTTTAACAGCCACTACAGCAGATATTAATGGTGGTACAATAGATGGCACAACCTTAGGAGCCACCACCCCCGCAAGTGTCGCGGCTACTACGGGGACTTTTAGTGGAGAAATCGCAGCCAACGGCGGCATAGCACTGGGTGATAATGACCAAGCTACTTTTGGTGATGGTGATGACTTAAAACTCTATCATACAGGGTCACACAGCTATATTGATGAAAACGGAACTGGCAACTTGTACATTGGTTCTAACAACGGGGCAGGTGTTTATATTCAAGGTTCTGGAGAAACTCTTGCATCTTTTGTAGATGACGGTGAAGTGACTCTATATCACGACAGCGCCGCCAAACTAGCCACCACCGCCACAGGCATAGACGTAACCGGAACCGTCACGGCAGATGGGTTGACTGTTGCTGGTACGACAACGCTGACAGGGGATTTTAATGTTCAAGGCAGCTCAGATTATGGTGTTGAGTTTCGAGGCACCTCCCCAAGCGTATCTTCTATTACTCTGCAAGGCCGATTCCGTGACGATACCTCTGCATCATATTGGGGCGGAGCGAACATCCAATTTGTCCGTGATGGCAATTGGGCATCGTCCATTACTTTTGACACTGCGTCTGATTACATCACCAGAAACGGATTGCCGCGCTTAAATATCGCCTCCAACGGCGACATCTCATTCTACGAAGACACAGGCACAACGGCTAAGTTCTTCTGGGATGCAAGTGCTGAGTCTTTGACAGTGCCTACGCTGAGTACCACAGGCTCTGCAACCATCCAAGGCTTAACAGTCGGTCGTGGCGCAGGTGCTGG